CACGTGTAATACCCTGTGCTTCAAAAGGTTGTGGAACTAAATCTCTTCCTGCTTGTTCTTGTGCTGTATAGATATCCCTTAATGCTTGAGCTTGTGGATCTTCTGTTTCTGATATGTTTCTTAATCCAGCTTCTAGACCTTCTGCTGGAGAAGTTACTTCTACACCTTCATCTGCAGCTCTTATCATTACTTGAGGTGCAGTCATAGCAGCAGTGTCTTCGCCTGCTTGTTTAAGTGTTTCAAAAGATTTTAAAAACTCTTCTTCCTTTAATAATGTATCTGGCACTTTAGCGACACCCATAGCAAGTTTTACTAATTTAAATGCACCTATACCACCTAAACCGAATAATGCTGTCATACCAGCTTCTTTCATAGCCTGCCCTGTTATGTCGTAATCTTCTGGTAGATAACCTTGCTCTTTTAGATAATTTAAATTATTTAATCTCCACACAAAAGTTGCTACAGTTTCACCAGTTACTGCACCAGCACCTACACCTAACGGACTTCCACCTGTCATTGCCCCACCTGCTATCCCGCCACCTATACCTGCGGTTATTTCTGCAGCGAGAGGCTCTACAAAGGCTAAAAAATCGCCTTTATTGAGTCCTGGAGGGTTAATTACAGTGGGCTGGTTATTATTTAGAGGGTCATTAAAAATTAACTCTCTTGTGTTAGGTTCTACCCTTACGTCATAATCGTAAGTTCTAGGTATATTATAATCTTCTGCGTAATTTTTCTGTAAAACTCTTGTTACATAATTAGGATCTACTCTTATGTCTGGTGGTAATAATTCTATCTGACGAATAGTGTCACCTTGCGCACCTCCTGTAAAATCTACCCCTGTGTACTCAGCCCTTGTTTGTGGTTGTGCTTGACTAAGGTAATTTTCTACAAAGTACGGATCGTCTGCTAGTATGCCTTTTTTAATAGCATCATCCATAGCTTTTTTATTTTTCATATAGTCCACCACAGGTGCAAACTGACTCATGCTTTTAGTAGGTTCTGGTTTTACATAACCGAACTCAGCCAGTTTTTGTTGGTCAATTTGTAGTGCTGCTTGTGTTTGAGCTATTCCTGGATTTACGATCAAACTAGCATCATACTCATCAAGCATTTTGTCTAAATCTATTACGTCGTTTTGTGCCATTATTGATTTAGTTGTTTTTCTATGTAGTCTCTTATAGGATCAAAGTCTTTTCCTAGAGTTTCTCGTATTGTTGCTAAATATCCCAGCTGTGCGTTTTTGTCGCCTTTACTCAAATACTCTACATATATGTCATGTATTGATTGGTTACCGTAACCAGAGCGTTCATCACCTCCAGGAAGCACGGTCACTGATTGAGCGTCTGTATTAGCTGGTATGTAGTTAGCATCTCTATATGCGTTAGGGCTTGACTTGAGTTGTGCCTTTAGTTCTTCTATAGTGTATGGTGCGTCTCTAAATGGTTTAGAAGCATTATCTGTTGCCCTTACGTCACCGAACTGTTCTTCTATAAATGAGATTCTTGTTCCATCTGGCTTTGTAGTGCCCATAGCATATTTAAGTTCATTATCCAAAGCTATCTCATGTTTATTTATAACAGATAATGTTAAATCATCCACTAAAGTTAAAAACTCTTTTGCAGAAGTAGCGAAAGCACCAGCTCTTTGTAGATATCTTTCCATATCTTTGTCTGATATATCACGGCTTTTTTGATTATCTGTAGCAGCACTTTGTAAAGCTAGTGTTAATACTAAACTGTTAACTCTTTTTCTTGATAAACCTGAGTTGAGTAAAAATTTACCTAAATTACTGTTTGCTATTTGGTCATCAAATTGTTTTGCGTACTTATCAAAAGTTTCTATTCCTTCTCCTGGATCTAGTACACCGTTACCATTAGCATCTGTGTAAAGGTTGTATCCTTGTTCTTTATCTGTAAATATAGTTTTTAATTGATCAACTTCGTCAATAACTCGTTTACCAATAGTTGTTAAACCACCAGCTGTACCGAATGTTAGTGGAGCATTATTTTTTTCAGCTTCGTTAAATAGATCTACTATACTTTGACGTGTTTTAATTACTTGGTTTCTAGATGTGTCGTTTTGTATTAAAAACTGTTGTACTCGTTTTCTTTCTTTACTTTCTAGGCTTTTAGTTAAAGCAGATCCATCGCCTTTTACTAATATAGGTTCACCATTTGGTCCAAGAACCACCATGTTTTCTTCACCCACAGGAGCATACAGCTCTCTACCTCTAGGCGACATTAATTCTTGTGTAGAGACAAAAGTAGGTAAACCTGTAGCTTTTTCTATAACAGACTTTATGCTTGCTGTTCCTACAGGTGCAGCTGGGGTGTTTGGGTATTCAGTTAAAAAGTTTTCTAATTCAACTTCTGACATCATCATTGATTTACCATTGACCATGTATAGCTTTTTACCTTTTGTTAAATTACCTTTTCTGACGATAAAACCTTCTGCTTGTTTATTTTGAGCACCTGCTGCAGTCATTATTTCAGTTCTAGCTGGTGCATTATTATCTGGCTGACCGTCTTTATTTTCATCAACAAATAAAGTGTACTCTTCTGTATTTCCGTCTTCTGCTGTCCAAGGCTCAACTCTGTTTCCGTTATCAGCCATAAAATCTGCTTCTTGAGATGTATAATACACAGGGTTAGCTTCGTTATTTAATTTGTAAGGACTTTTCTTAGCAGTCTTCAAAGTTCTTTCTAAAGCTTTTTGTTCTTTGACATCAGCTAAATACAGTTGCATAGCAAACTGATTTATACCTTGTTGTTGCTGTATATCCAAACTTGTAAGAGTTTTTTCATAATCTCTTTCCCCCTTTCTTTTTGTTACAGCGTATTTAGAAAGTGCTGTTGCTAATGCTGTGCCCCAACTTTCACCTTTCTCACCAGATTGTATGAGTGCTGCACCTGCTACTAAAAAAGGTAAACCCTCGTCTGGTTTACTTATGAGTTTCTTAATATCATCTACATTAAAAAATTGTGCTGCGGCATCTTTATAAACTTGTAATGTTTCTTCTGAGTTTAATTGGTCATTTATCTCAGTCATAGTGCTAAGTGTTTGTAACGCTTCACTATCGTCTGCTCCTCTTGCACCTGCTGCTGCTGCAGAAGCCGTCACCACTTTTTTAGTAGGATCATTTTCAATATCTAATGCTTCTGCTTCTTCTTCACTTAGGTCTAAGTTTAAATCCTCTAAACCTGTGATTATAGCTCCCTCCGTCAAAATACTTGGAGGGGGTAAATCAGGGTCTATATTAGTTTGTATTAAATCTGATATACTGCCACCGTCCTCTACATAGTCGCTTAATTCCTTACTTTCATTATCTAATAAAGAATCTATACCTATACCCTCTGGAGCTTGCTGCATAACAGGTCTTTGTGGCTGCAACGCAATAGCTACTTGATCTTGTGGTATACCAGTTAGTTGTGATATTTGATCTATAGCTAATCCACTACGAGCCAGTCTCATAACGGTTTGCTCAGGTGATTCATTAGCCATCACCATGTTTGTGTTTTGATCTGTAACTGTACCACCAAAAGGATTATTACGATCACCAGTAATCGTAGTTATACTTGGATTAATAAATGGACGGAAAGGGTATTTAGGTTCCATTATTTAGTCATCCCATAAATAGTAGATGCTGTACCTAAAGCTTGCATCAATGGGTTACTATCATTACCTTTTATAGCAGTTTGTAAAGTTGTACCACCTAAAGCTGGAGCTAGACCACCAGCTAATCCTGCTGCAGCACCGATAGTTTGCATTGGTAGATTGTACTGACCTACAAAATTACCGTAAGCTAAGTCAAGTCCTCTTTGATCTATTCCTTGTTGCATACCGCCCATACCGAGTAGTCTGTTAATGTCTGTTCCTGCTAACGAACTACTAAGTGCACCTAAACCTCCTAACTGTGCTCCTGCTCCTAACCCTAATTGACCTAAATTAAGTCCACCTGTTTGTATATCTCTAGCACCACGACCTAGAATATTAGCTAAGTTACCCCCTAAAGCACCTATACCTCCAGCAGTTCTACCTAATAGGTTACCAAAGTTAGTTCCTAATCCAGCTAACGCTGTTCCTATACCAGCTTGTTGACCAGATAAACGACTTAATAGGTTGGCTTGACCTGCTTGCCTTGCTTGTTGTGTTTCAAATGCTGCTTGTGCTCTACGTGCTGCATCACCAAAACCTGCCGACCTTATAGCACCCACTCTTTCTGCTGCACCTCTAGCTGCAGACTCTGCTAATTCTTCACCGAGTAACCTACTACGAGATCCACCGAAAGCACCAGAGCCTATAGCACTAGCTCTTCTGTTTATATCACCTTGCGCTAAACCTTCTCTTATATCTTTTAATGTTTGTTGTACTACTTGGTCTTCGTAAGGATTGTAAAAGTTTTGTATAGAGCTAGGATCAAACATCCTAGTTGCGTCATAGCCCACATCTGCTGCTGTATCTAATCCTCTACCAGCATCTAATAATTCACGTGTTCCTAAACTAGTAGCCATACCTGCTACTCTTGGAGCTTGTCTTAAAAGTCTTGTTCCTTCCGCAGTGCTTCCTTCTCCTGCACCTATAGCTCGCCCTATCATACCTGCAGATGTGTTAAAAGCATCACCAGCAGTTCCTAAACCACCACGTATCACGTTTTCTGCACCTTGTATAAAAGGTTGATAACCACCCACACCTTGAGCAGTAAGACGGAAAGCTTCTTCTTGTGCTGGAGTAAAGTCAGCTATACGTTGACCTGTGTATGTAAATGGGTTAGCACCAGCAACACCGAACCCCATAATTTTATTTACTAAATCTTGGTTTAATAATGGCATGATTCCAGGAACATTCTGTCCAGGAACCCCAGAGAAAAACTGAGCCACCATATTAGGTGGTAGAGTTTCTGTTCTTTGATTTACTGTTGTCTCAGCCATTAAGCTCTCCCTATACCCATTTGTTTTGCTTTATTTTCGTTTTTCTCCATCATTGCGTAAAGTCTTTCTATGCCTGCTTCGTGGTCACCATCACCTAAACCAGCAACAGCTTGTTTAGTCATAACGAACTCACCGTCTGCTAATATTGCATTTACCGTGTCTGTATCACCAGCACCATTAGGATCTTCTATATCTCCACCTATTGCTCTCATATCCATTACACCACCTTCGTTAAATTGAGGAAACATTAATTTACTATATTCATCCTCATCTAAAGTAGCTCGTAAATATGCAGCAGTGGCTGGATCTAATAGTCCTGAGTTTATACCTGATGATGTTGTTATGGCTGAACCTGATCCTGGGTAGGATGCTCCTACTCCTCCTGCACCTACACCTTCGATTCCGTATTGAGTAGGTAACACTGCTGGTCTAAGTGGATTCTGTAAGTAACCACCTAATTCACCACTTGGTCCAGGCATACCTGCACTACCCCCCATATCGTCAAATGCACCGAGTGCTGTCATACCCAACATACCAGCCCCTGTCTTTTGTAAACCTGATAGTGCACCAAAACTATCACCTAGCCCTGTATATGCAAACTTTGAACCTGCTCCTGGTAAACCTGCACTCGCCCCACGTAACATTCCTGCACCTGATGCACCAATGTCTTGAAAGAAGCCACCTATAGTTCCTTGCGTACCTGATTGTATTGAAGAAACTGCTGGGTTGAGACTCCTAAACATACCTTGTTGGTTAAATGGGTTAAGTGAGCCTAGACCTCCACCACCTTTAACACCAAAACCAGCAGCCACATTACCCATTATATAACCTTGAGCAGCACCTTTTATAGCACCTTTTAAATTACCTTCTTTTACACCACCACCTATACCACCACCTATTGCTGCTCCTGCTGGTCCACCTAAAGCAAAGCCTACTACCTGACCGATTACAGGTGCTGCTTTTTTAATTGATTTACCTAACTTTTTAAAGAAACCAAACTCAGGTGCACCTGTGAGTGGGTTTATTGAGTTTTCAAAGTGTCCTACTTGGTATTGATAAGGATTAAGTTCATGACGCTCAAAAGCATCAAATAATTGTCTTTTTAATACAGGGTCATCCGCTAACGGTCTAGGTAAGACCATTTCTCCAGGAGTAAGGTGCCCAATCATGTTGTCGCCATAGCGACCATGCATAGCTAATTCATAACGTGCGTCTGCTAAACCTTCTAAACTCTCTAACCCTGTAGTCTGCATAGTCCTCTGTTTAACTCCTGATTCAGTTTAGTTTAACTAATTTGAAGAAAGTTGTATATATCATAATGAAATACTCGTTGCTCCTGCTATTTTTAATGTTACTTCCCCTACTGAACCAGTAGCTGATAAACCTTTATTAATTTTAGGTGTAGTAATAGTTATCCACTCATTACCACTATAAACCTCTAGTGATTCGTTGTTCGTGTTCCATACTAAACTTCCTGGATTAAACTTAGCTTGACCTTTAGTAGTGTCATCTATTTGACGTATATTATCAGGGTCAAACTCTCCTAAATTTATTTCTAATATTCTAACAAGGCGATTATAGGTTTCTGCGTTGACCACCTCTTCCATTTCTATAGGCAGTCTAGTAACCAATAACTTACTCATCTCCTTCCGTCAGCCCTTACATCTAAACGTGTTGCCCCTAATCTCCAACCTGTTTCTGTATTTCCAGGTACATTGTCATCATCAGATTCTATTCGTACCACTGCTTGTCTTGCTCTTGCTCTTACGTGTGATTGTTGAGTACTACTGGTAATAACTGATGTACTGTTTGTAGTTAGTGTGTCTCCTGGAAAATTACGTGTTTTTAAAACTACGTTCACTTGACCGCCACTACTGTTACTTAAAAAACGTATATCTGGAATCATTCTATTTATAAAAGCAAACTGTTCTCCATCCCCTATATCAAAGTCGCTTGACTCAACAAAAACGTTAGTCATAGGGTTTCCATCATCATCGTATCCTGTTTCATGTTCGTAAAGTAGTGAGTCATTAGTTGCCCTAGGATAAGGCTCTACACCAACATCTAACCAAGCATATCTTCTCAGCTGTCCATATGCCCATACGTTTTCTGCATAGTTATAGATAACATATCTATCTATCTCGTCTGAGCTAGCAGAACAATAATACCAACCTACTTCATCGTACTGAGTGTTAGTAAAAGCATGTGTTTTAAAAGCTTGACTAGAATTAAAATCGTCAAATACATAACTCAATATACTGCATGGCACTTTTCTTACAGAACCTGTGTAGACATAAAAATTGTCATAACCCATCCAAAAAACACCACTGGGTGCAGTTACTGCTGCTTTAGGTGCGACTAAACCTGTATTTTCATTAACTAAGTTTATACCGAACGTGAAGGGTGGTCCAATAAATTGCATGCTGTATAAAGCTGTATCAGTCCATATAAGTATTTCTTGTCTAGATTTTACAGCACCAATAATACTACTACCAGAAGATAATCTAAGTTCACCAGCTGTATTTGTAGTTTTTGCTTCAAAATCTAAATCATTTTCTTGATCACTAAATGCTATTAACATAGGATCTACACTCCCAGTTCTTACAGAAGCACTGATAGGGTCAGCTCCTAATATAATTAAGTGTCTATCTTTTTCAGAAGTTATTGCCTGTAGTCCTACAGTGGGAACTTGGTTAGCTCCTGTAATTCCAGATAAAGCGACTGCTCTTGTGCTTGTTCCACCACTTTCTAGCCATCTAAATATACCGCCACCCCTCACATTCATTATCAAATTTTCACCAAAATGATCATGTGTCCATAGCCTTAATTGGTTAGTGGCTGATATGGCACTAGAGCTTCCCCATGTACTAGCTCCCCATGTTCCTGCACCCCAACCTGTCGAAGATATAAAAACATCTAGTCCCACATTTATTTGATACACCCCTACTACTGAACTGCCTCCATTACCACTGTCACTAGCGTTTGCTGTGACTGTAGTTCCAGAAGTGTCTTTAGCTGTTATTGTGTATGTGTTGGTTCCTGTAACTAAAAGTATTTGATATTCTTGATTTAATACAGCAGCGGTGACATTTCCTCCTAGACTAGATGCTCCGCTAAAAGTTACAAAGTCGTTATTCGCAGCTCCGTGGCTTGCATCAGTTACTGTTATAGTAGAACTACCGTTAGTTGCAGCAAAAGTTACATCGCCTGCAGAAGTTGTAGATCTAATTGGTGTGATATCATCAAAGTTCGTACCCTCTTTTATGTAATATTTAAAAGTCGTGCCTACCCCTAAATATTTACTACCTTCTAAAGATACCCATGCATGCAGTGCTCTTGCTTTACCTAAATAAGTTGATAATGTATCTTTTGCCCAGCCACCTATTTTTTGTACTCTACCGTTTTTAAACCTTATCAGATTTGAGTCAAACCAACCACCTTCATTATCGTATGCGGTTCCTTCTCTATTTATTCCAGGTCTAAATATAAATTTGCTTAGTGCCATAATTACACCTCATACCAATCTTTACCTTCAAACAAGAGAGACTCGGCTTCTCTTCTCCTTATTAACCCTTTTAAAACTTCACCGCCTGCTTTATTCCACCTTCTCATTTGTCCAGGAACTTCATTATATTTTTTCTCGTTGAGAACTTTCAACAGAGTTGACTCTTTAAGATTAGTTGGACCAAGATTATATACCCAGCAAACTAAGCCATCAAATTGACATTGGGTTAGTTCTACTTTGACCATGTCATTTATATACCCTTCGTATTCAGGCATCTCTTCTGCTAAAAGATGTGTAGCTTCGTCTTTATTAATCTTATCACCCTCTTTTACATCTTTAGTGTGTCCATAACCTATTGTCCAGACACCCACAGAATCTTGGTATGCTTCTAGCTCACAACCTTCAAATTTTTTAATAAGCGATATACCTTCCTCAGATATTTTCATTTTACTGATCTTTGTCGTTTGAGTGAGAAGCACCGAAATAAAAGCTAATAATTGCCGAAGCAAGTCCACCTAAATAACCTAACACTAAAGAAACTATAGTATCACTGTTTTGATCTGGTGGTAACAGTGTAACCGTGAATATGTACCCTAAAAAACCACAGATTACTAAAATACCTATAAACTTAGAAGCCCAATCTTTAGAAAAGTTTTTTCTTGCATCTTGTATATCGGCTGTTTCTAATTTAAATACATCTACTTCAAGTTCTTTCATCTTAACTTTGAACTCTGTCTCTGCTTTTTTTAATTGTAACATCTGCTCTGGTGTCGCATTATCCATAGCTTGTTGTATAGACTTAGGATCATTTTTACAACCTAACACATCTGCAATCATATTAGCTGCCATACCGCCCATCGGTCCACCTAACGCTTGTCCTATGGTGGGTGCTACTGTTCCTACTAAATTTTTAAGTAATGCTTTCATCTGTTACTCCGTTAATGGATTTTTGTTTTTATCTTCTAACTTTTCTAGATCTACTTGAATACGTTCAACACTGAGTGTTAAAGTAGCGATGCTTGCCTTTAAATCACTATTGTCTGGTATAATTAAACTGTCTATAGATTTATTAATATACTCAACAGAGGTTTCTATAGCAGCAAACCTTTCTTCGATTATCTTTTGAGCATCCTCCGTGTCGCCTATACCACCTATTTCTGCTTCAAGATTCTCTAATCTATTCACATAGGTCGCACCAGTGTAACCAAAACCTGCTAAGGTTGCTACGATACTAACTAAAGCGATTAGTTGTGTAGTTTTATTTTCAAACCATTCCATGTAAAACTCCTATAAGTTTGGTTGTGTTTGTATCATTTCGTTCAGTGTATTATAGCTTGCTGTAGATAAACCGTAAAAGGCTTCATTATTGTCAGTAATGACTGCATTAGAGTAAATTTCTCTAGATGTGTACCACTCATTTTGTTTAGGTATTTCATAACCCTTATACACTTCAAAAGCTGGAACATACCCTAGATAAGCAACTAATGTTGATTGGTCAGTATATTCTCCTGTTTCTTGTGTGGTTTCTTGTAGCTCTTCTTGTTGTTCTTTAATATTATCAGCGATTATTTGATCAGCTATTTGATCAGCTTCGCTTTGTGTCATTACACCCGATACTGCTGTATTAATTTCACCTTGCATATTTTGTACTTGTACCTCTGCCATAACCACCTGTGGGTTAGAATCTAGTGTAGCTAATGGTGTAATAATTGTAGATACACTTTGTGTTTGATTACCGCTAACATCGTCTGTATTTGTATTTAATGATAATACTATATTGTTTTGTGCATTAGCTGATGTTATTTGATCTGACATACTTGGTGAGTTGCTGGTGCTAATGCCTGATGTAGAAGAAGTTGTATTACTGTTTGTGTTAGTTACGTTATTGCTAGAATTAGAGCTAGTAGAAGCTGTCCTTATAGTGTTATTAACTACACTCAACATAGTAGAAGTTATACCGCTTCTAGTAGAACTTTCTTCTGCAATCAACTCTTCTGTTTCCTCTTCAAGTTCTTCTATAACTTCTTCATCGCTTTCTGCAACTTCTATTATTTCTTCAACCTCTTCTATAATCTCTACAACTTCAACAGGTTCAACCTGTACTTCTTGTTCTAGTTCTTCTCTTATAATTGTTTCAAACTCAAACAACTGTATTAGTTCTTCTACTGGGTTTATAACAACCTCTTCAGCGATAAAATCAGTATAGTTTAACACTATTTGTGGTTCTTGAAGAGTTTCTATAATTATTTCATCAATCACTTCTAGTTCTATTATTGACTCAATATCTTCTACATAAACCTCTTGTAGTATAGGCTCTACAAAAATTTCCTCATAATCAAAAATAATAATTTCTTCTTGTATTTCTTCAAAACTAAATTCTTCTTCGTAGCCGTAATCAAACTCTTGCTCTACGTAATATGCAACTGACGCTTCTTGTTGATATCCTGGACAGAAAGGTGCGTATTGTGGATCTATGTCGCACTGTAAATCATCGTATGCTTCCCAATAAAAAGGACAAGACTCATTATATAATTGGTCAATATCGCATTGTTGACTAAGAAACGCTGCTGCATATCCTGGACAACTAGAATCATTTAAAGGATCAGTACAATCAACACCGTTGCCACTACCCGATCCATACAAGCTACCACCATTTTCTAACGACGTATTAAATGAGGTAGCATTCCAATTTTGGTTTACACAAGTGCTAGAGTTAGTAGTCCCTGTGTTGCACTCGTCATGATATAAATAAGTATATGAATTATCTTTGTTAGATCCTACCTCACCAATCAAAACATCATGATTAATAATATCTAGTTCTCTATAACGAAAATCAAAAGAGTTGTTGTTCCATAATATAATTTCAAAACTATTATCAGATGCTCGATTATATTCACGCATTTCATACCAACCAAATATCATCTTGCTAGAGTCTCCCCAAGATTTCATACGAGAATCATTATCTCTAATTAAATCTGTCCAAAAAGGATATAGTGTGTATGTATGCTGTCCGTTTATAGGATCTGGCGTAAAATCATTACAATAGTCACCGCTGTCACCAAAGTGTAAACATCCGTTTGTTGACATCCTTGCTTGTGAAAACGTAGAACCATAAAACGTAAAATTAAAACTAAGGTCTATGGCTGGAGATACACCATCATCTACGACTTCATATGCTAATTCTCCTTGAAAATTATTAGCGTTACGGTGTAGGTCGTATAGTGGTTGATTAGCTTCGTAAGTATAGTTTGCTTGTAGGTTGTTAAATATCAGTAAACAACTAACTAGCCAAAAATTCTTTAACACAAGTTCTTCCTGATTTCTTTTTACCTTTTGAATTACGAGTAGTTTTACATTTTTTAACATACTTCTCTTTTAATTCTTCATAGTCAGGTCTATCTAATTTGTTTTTTGTCCAAGCCACGGATGCTTTTTTTCCAACTTCGCCCTTATAAGGACAAGGTGTGCCTGCCATCTCCATAGCTTTGAACACTCTAGTATCTTGACAAAGGATAGCTACAGATGCTACCTTCATGCCTGTATCGTATAAATACTTTGACAGTTTTAATCTTTCACAGTTTTCATCTCTGACTGCCTTACCTCCTGATAAACCAAACACTTGTCCTTGAAAGGCACCTGATACTCCTGTAGTACACAGATCTTGAGAGTAAGACATAATACTAGGAGCGATAGCAGAAGCTGGTGGTGCTTTAGTGTCTATATTTTGATTTATAGTCTGTGTGCTGTTTGATTCGTTAATATTTCTATTAGTGTTATCAGAGACAGTATTATTGTTATTAGTATTAGTGTTGTCTGTTGTTACGTTTGACTCAGACGTTGATTCATTGTAATTAGTGTTCGTATTATTGTTTGTATTCGTATTTTCCGAAACAGACGTGTTATTTACATTTTGAGTAACTGTTGAATTAACCGTAGAAGTCGATGTATTAACGTTTGTATTACTGTTATTTGTTGTCGCTGTTGAAGTAGCAGTAGTTGTGTTTACGTTAGTGTTATTTGACGTGTTAGTGTTTGTGTTATTATTTGTATTGGTGTTTGTGTTCGTTGAAGTCGATGTGTTCGTATTATTATTTGTATTAGTATTTGTGTTAGTGTTGGTGTTAGTGTTAGTATTTGTATTGGTAGTTGTTGTTGTGTTTGTTGTATCTAAACTATTTTGCTCGCAATATTGTGAACCTGCGTCACAATCACCTGTTTGATCTGCATAATTGTGTATAGAAAATAGCAACAATACTGGTAAATGTAAGATGTATTTTTTCTTAAAAAACATTTTAAATATATCTAGTTGCTAATAAACAAGTAATCACTACAGGGTATACACCCCATATTAATGTTTCAAGTCTTTTAAATTTAGAAGAACCTTCATCCAGTCTTTTTTCGATATACTCAAACCTAAGAGCACACTCTTTTTCGTGTACTGTTAACGGAGTAATTTCATCAGACTTCATTTATTTTTTGAAACTTTTTTCTTTTTTACTCGTTTAGTTGTGTAAGCTTCATTAACGTCTGGAGTTGATAGATCATCTCCTACAAACTTACCATCTTCATCTCTAGCACGAACTTTTACTTCCTCAGTGTTAGTCCAAAAACCAACCACCTTACTCCACCAACTCATGATCTATCCTTAGCTTTGCCAATGTTAAGAGCTAAAAAATCTATAACTTTATATAGTTTAGCTAAAAATTTATCGCCTCTTGGTGTGGGAGTAATAGCAGCAACTAACGAAGCTATCGCTATAATTGCTGTAACCCATGCAAAAATATTAAGATATAACATCTATTTTTCTCCTTTTACTTATTAGCTGCAATATATGCTTTACCTGTATTAATAGCATTAGTGCAATCTGTTTTCTTACTACTAGATGAACCTACTATATTAGGTGTAGTATCATCTGAATCAACAGGTTCGTAAGTTAGTATAGTTTCTAAATGGTCAACATTTTGTTGTACTCTTTCATTAATCTCGTCTTGAGTCCAGGATGTATCAGCTTCTGCTGAACCGCCAACGTAAATTGATTTTTTTCCGTTAGTGTTCACGTCATTAATAAGTGTAACGCTATCTTCTGCTGCTGTTAAACATTGTGCTACTGTTTGAGCCATATTATTCTCCGTTTAATGTTTCTCTAATTCTTCAACTTTAGCCGAAAGTTCTTGCACTGCTTTTACTAATATCGGTACAAACTTTTCATATTGCAAAGAATATTGTTTGCCATCACCTGATAGGTTACTAACTAAATTAGTTTTATCAGATAGGTTATGATTTATTGATTCTTCTAAAGCAACAAC